TTTTTACCTTATGGACCAGTTTATTATGGTAAAATCATAGAGTGGTTCACATCAAGACTTTTAACTCCAACTTATAAGACGATAACATATGAGAATGTTTTGAAGATTATAGAGTCGAACATATCCGACTATAATTTTGAACAAGATCCCAGTAAGATGTTGGACGACTTGAAAAGTGGGATTTTTAATCTTTATTCAAACAAGGTCAAACCAATTAGATTTGATCATCATATAAAGTCAGTTCCGCGTTACATCTGCAAAGATCTTGAAAAGGAATTAAATTCCAATGAGTTGTTTATAAAGACTATAGTTCTAGAGAGGATGAAGGACCCAGATTTGGTGTCATGTTTACATAATGCATTAAAGATTTTTCTTGATGACAAAGAAAAGTTTACAGAACTAATGAAAAATGTCGCTACTTTTCAAATTGATTCGTTCTATCATCCAGCTTTCCAAACATTATTTGATAAACCTGTGCAGGAGTTAACACAAAATCAAGCAACAACTCTGCTAGGTGATAATACGCATTTGAAGATAGAAATGATCAATGGAGTTTTTCAGCTAGAGAAAAGTATAGCACAACTAGCGCAGCTTGAATATAATGTCTGGTCAAAAATTTTCCATGTTTCGACAGATGCTAATGTTTTCAATAGCTTGGAGTTCATCGTCAAGCTAATTCTTACAAGACGTGATACACCAGAATTTTGCATGGGGAAAAACAAAAGAAAACAGTCTGACACGGAACCTAGTACTTCCACAGCGCAAGATCCTCCGCCGACAATATATTCCTCAGCAAGTTCTGAAGATCTTTATGAATTAGCTGAAACAATAGCCAAAGAAGAAGTTACACCAGAAAAGATAGTAGAAAATGAATCCATTTTTAAAAAGATTTCGAGTACTATATCAGCTCCTTTCAGATCTATGAAAAAGTTTCTGAATGATGTATCAGATATTAAAGATTCAGCAGTCAATGTAGAAAGCAGAGTGAATCTCGCAATAGCAGACTTTAAAGCTAGTCTAGCAGAGTCAACAGGAAAATGGAAATGCATGGAACAGAGTACCGAGGCTATATTAAGTTTTGATGCAAGCTCTATTGAAAGTTCCATGAGATCAGCAAGAGCTATGTTTAACGCATTCTTCAAAGACATATTGACCAAGATGTTGAGAACTGTGGGTATAACAAAAATTCCAGATATAGACGCAACTACACTCCTCTTGTACTATATTATATGGAAGAACAGCACATCTAGATATATGCGGTTTTTAATATTACTTGACATATTCACCAATCTTGGTTTATTGGATCTTATTGTACGTATTCTGTCCACTTTATATACGAAGACGTCTGAATGGTGGACAACAAAAAAGACAAGTAAATACGACGATTTTATGATTAGCCTATCAAATACCACTAAAAACATAGGAGAAGATAATGCAAACAGAATTGCTTTTGCCAAAGGTGATGAGACCAGAAAAGAGATGGAACCTGAATCTTTTGTTGATGTTGTAATATCCTTTTTGGAGTCCAACTCTAAACCTATTCTCGGTGTTATCGGAGTTACAATGTTGGCTTACTTTGGTTTGCCAACATTAAAAGAAAACAACTCTGTGACTGGCTCAAAAATTCTTTCCTCAGCTAAGAATATTGCCACCATAGCTCTGGGAGTCGGAGCAATACCGAAAATATACTCCAATTTAATAAAAGTTGTAGATTTTGTCTATGACTATGCCAAGGTAATTTTTTGTAAAGACCATGAAACAACACTCTCTTTACACAGAAAGGTTGAAACTTTTGTTTCTGACCCTTTTGTTTACTGTGAGATGACAAGATTTACTATGGCAGCTAATCCAACTCTATGTGTTAAATTCTTGAGAGACTACGAGATAGGAATGAAAATCTATTCCAGTCTGATGCAGATTAAAGATCATAATCTAAAAAATGTTTTTCTACAAAAATTCCGTGTAATGGAAACCTTCTTACAACATGCAAAAACATGTATGAGAATGTCTTTCGGCATGGATGAGATATTTCATATACAGTTGTTTGGGGAATCTGGTATTGGAAAAACTGATCTTTCAGACTTTTTGATAAAGAAATTACAACATGAACTATTCAATCAAGATTCGACTGTCTTTGGAGAGGTTAGTGGATTGTCAAAGGGTGCAATATTTCAAGAACTATTTGCCAGCAATGAGTTCGGTTCTATCTATAAAATGAATGAGCTTCTTAAGCATTGTGATGGCTATTTCAATCAGCAATTAGGACAAATAGATGAACAGGATGTTTTTGTTAATCCTTCACAGGAAAGTATAATAAACAGAATGCAAATATTGTCAGGTCAAGTCAACATAACATCCCAGGCCGATCTTGGTAGTAAAGGAAGAGTAATGGAACTCAAAGCTTTAATTTCCAACACAAACAACCCATTTATTGAATATAGGGATATGTTACAACCACATTCAGTATGGCGCAGACGACTCCTCTTCCAGGTAGAAGCCATTGAAGAAGTTAGACAGAAAAATCAAAGTGGGACTGTGTACACCATTAGTGAAGAAGCCATTATAAGACTTAAACTCAATAGAACACAATGTGATCATTTGAGAATAAGGTGGCTTGATGAAATGAATCCTACAATCTCTGCAAAGGAAACAATGCCTGATTGGATGACGGCAGCAGAGGCAGGTAAGTTAGCTCAAGCTTTGATGGCAAAACACTATTGTACCGAAGTCAATAGAAGTTTGACAAAGAATCCAATGGGAGCTTTAGCAAAATATACTTATGAATTGCTTATGGCCACCCTAGAAAAAGACTCCAGACCCTTACAACCAATAAATAGCATGTTAGCAGATTTAACAGCGAGAGCAAGTTCAACAAGAACGAGGATCTTAGCCCAGCAAAAACTTTTACTTAAGGCAGCCAATGAACAGAAACTAAAAGTTAAAGTTTTTACCCAATTCGATGAGGCAGATGAAGACATATTATTTATGGCGAATGTTTTAAGCGATCTTGAAGAAAATCCAGGAGCTTTTGAAGCTTCACATGAACAATTGAAAGGTTTTGCAGAGAACACATCAGGTAAATTAAAATATTACTCCTTG